CTGATCGTTTCTGCTGGTACGGAGGAATGGGAAATGCTTGCAGTGGCTCTAAACGCAATAACTGATGCAGGCAAAGTTTTATTTTTAGCGCGGGTTGTGTAATGGCCAACTTTAATCAAAGCCCACTCGGACAGACGTCACTAGCCATTACAGCCGTAACATTGACTTTGGGCAATGCTGCTGATACTGCAGTAATTACTACAGACACGACTTCATACGTTACCGATGCCTCTAGTAATGGTTCAACAGTTTATGCAAAGCGTTCGGCGGTAGGGCCCCAATGGCGCCGTGAATCTAAAGTTATTCGTAGTAGAGAGTAATGAAAACACTTGCTGGACGCGAACTGGTACGCATTCGGCTTGATACTTGCCTGGAATGTCCCCACCTACGCCGGTACGCAAAAGTCTGCTCGCATTGCGGTTGCTTTGTTGTAGCTAAGGTGCGCTTCGAATTTTCTACATGTCCAGATGGTAGGTGGTGATCTATGGCAACTTTTCCCGCTATTGCTCCTATCTATCCAGCTCCCAAACAATCGCAGGTAAATCTGCTTCGTCTGAACTTAGGAGACGGTTATCAGGTATCGCAGAATTTCGGATTGAACTCGCTAAGACCTAATTGGCAACTGGTGTGGGAAGTCGACCCAGTACAAGCTGCACAGATTGAAACATTCTTGCAGGCTCGAGCGGATTTAGGCGAGCCCTTTGACTGGCGACCTCCCGACGCGCCCGCTGCTCTCAAATGGAGATGTGACGACTGGTCCGTTGAGTTTGTAACTTCCGTCAAGCACCGCATTACAGCAACATTTCGTCGTGTCTTTGAGTTTTCTGGCGGTATTCCTACCCTTACGCCCGACCTCGGATTATGCCTGGACGATGTTTTATGCGAATCCGACATAGGTGCATCTGGCTCCGATTTCTGGGTGTCGCGTTTGGCATCTCCTATTTACCCCTACTCCACACCTCCATCTGGCAAATCACAAGGCGACCCAAACACAAACGTTGTTATCGATTCCAGAGGAAACTCCTACCAGGCATTCTTATCCGTTAGATCAATTTCTCCTTCTTTTGATGCTTCTTGTTATATAACAAAACGCACTGCAGGCGGACAAGTTATATGGACAAAAGAATTTACAAACGACACTTTTTACAATACTACAGGTATAGCATCCGGTGCGACTATAGGTATTCATATATTTGAAGCACGCGAGCTTGAAAGCGTATTTGTAGCTTTACAAGGGACAGTTAATCAGACACCCGCTTCTGTTAAGCTTTACGGTTTTACCTACGATGGGGACTTAGCGATAAGTAAGCAGTATCAATTAGACCCTTCAAGCAGTCTTACACAAGGTTACATACTGTCTGCTCAGTACTTAAGATACTCCAATAAAATTGTTGTAACCTACAGGACGGCTGTAAGCCAGCGTTTTATAGTAATAGATCCTAGAACTTGGCAAACAATCAAGCATTACGATATGCGCATAGATGGACAAGTTTTTGATTCTACTTGGGTTACATCTTACTCGTCTATTTATGAATTTCCTGATCAAACTAAGATTTGGGTAAACAATCATAGTAACGATTTTCGCAGCAGTCTGCTTAAGCTGGATTCAGCATTTTTGCCTGTCGGCTCCGTTGTAAAAATGCACGGCATAGACTTTTCTATTACAAAAGAAAGTCTTCTTGAATACGATTCAACATCAGGCGGTTACTGGGGCATTCAAAATTCTGGACTGCTTGGAAACTCTATGTACAAATTCAAGCTAGACGCAAGTCTAAACTTGACTGAAATCAAACGTTACCCTGTAGGTGTAGGTAATTTTACAAATGCTTATAAGTTTAACAACTTGTGGTACATTATGGCAGGCGAAGCTGTTATTGACAACGTTTACGGATCAGGCGTTGTGCAATACAACCCTGACACTGAACTTATTACAAATGTAAGCCACTTTAGCTACGGTTTGCCTAATAACTCAGGTTACTCAGCAAAAAGACATAGGTGGCAAAGTAACCCCTCATACAACCGAGCTGTATTCGCGTGGGGCGACGTAAACGTAGACGGTAGTTTAACTGCTTCCAATGTATTTTGTGCAGGCATAAGGATGTTTGGTACGGGCGAATTAACATCTATGGCTACAGGGCCTTATACCGCTACAGCGCGCACAAACAAATCTGTAAGCATATCTGGAACTCCTGTCTCTTTGCCAGTTAGCAGTTCTCCAGGATATACTTTTACGACACGTGATGTGTATTCTCCAACAAACTTCTCTACTTCTTTTGTTGATCGTACTGCTACCGTACAGTGGGACTTTTACACCGTTAATCTCACGCAACCTTCACCATGACCGTAACTGCATCAGTTCGTGAAGAGCTGTCAAAGCTCAACCCGTCCAGCATTATCGAGCTGTTTGAGGTAAAGACGTCCGCACGTCTTCATGGTTCCTGCGAGGTTTATCGTTTTCATGCCGGCGTAAATGCAAAGACAGTGAGCGGTCACCTCGTGTGGGCAAACAACACCTACTACGCCTGGCCCGTGGAAGCGGACGGTTTTGAGTACAGCGGCTCCGGGTCTATGCCGCGGCCCAAGGTCCGCATCGCCAACGTCAATTCGGCTGTAACCGCAATTCTGTTGGAAGTAAACCAATTCACAGCAGGATCCGACTTAGTCGGCGCTGAGGTAAAGCGCATTCGCACCCTGGCTCGTTTCCTCGATGCTGACAACTTTGAGAACGACACAAACCCGTTTGGAACGCCTGATCCGACCTCATCCCTTCCAGACGAGATCTACTACATTGACAGAAAATCTGTAGAAACAAAAGACGTTGTCGAATTTGAACTTGTCAGCGCGTTTGATCTCGCCGGTGTTCGCATTCCTAAGCGTCAGACAATTTCAAACATCTGCCAGTGGATCTACCGTGGCACAGAATGCGGCTATACAGGAACCGCCTACTTCAACGCTAACGACGAATCGGTTGCATCCGCAAGCCAAGATGTTTGCGGTAAACGTTTAAGCAGTTGTCGCGCACGCTTTGGAACTGCTGACTCGCTTCCATTCGGCAGCTACCCTGGTGTCGGACAATACAACTTCTAATGCAGGCGGAAATTAAAGCTGCAATACTCGAACACGCCAGAGCGGAGTTACCGAAGGAAGCGTGCGGTCTGGTCGTGGTGGTCAAGGGCCGTTCCAGGTATGTCCCCTGCCGCAACCTGGCTGTGCATCCGGCCCAGCAATTCATCCTCGACCCCGACGACTACGCCGCTGCTGAAGAGCTTGGCGAGATTGCGGCCGTCGTTCATAGTCACCCGGTTACATCTGCCCTACCCAGCCAAACTGATTTGGTTGGCTGCGAAGCTAGTCGTCTGCCTTGGGTAATCGTCAACCCCCAACTCAACACCTGGCACGAGTTCGCTCCGTCCGGTTACAAGGCCCCGCTCATCGGTCGCGAATGGGTGTGGGCAGTCACAGACTGCTGGACCCTAGCCCGAGACTGGTACGCCGAGCAGGGAATCTCCCTACCTGACTGGGAGCGCCCCGTAACACCGGAAGACTTCGAGCGCGCTCCCCTTTTTGACGCCTCTTGGCGTGATGCCGGTTTCTACCCCGTACCACCCGAGGAAATCCAGGCTGGAGACAGCGTTCTTATGTGCATTACAGGAAAAGCCTTAAATCACTGCGGCGTGTACCTAGGTGACAATTATCTCCTTCACCATTTACGGCTAAGGCTCAGCAGTCGCGATCTTTATGGCGACTGGTTACGCCGCTGCACCGGCCGTGTGCTGCGACATTATGATTGGCCTGGTACGCTCGACAGCCAATGCGGCTGATCAAACTTTACGGAGACCTCGCAAAAGCTGCCGGCCAGCGCACCTTTCTAGTGGCCGTAGACTCCGTAGCTGAAGCTGTATCATTTCTTATTGCTAATTTTCCGCATTTAGAAAAGCATATAAGCACTCGAAATTATAGGGTCAAAATCGGTAAACGGATTGCCGATGAAGACGAACTGCGCCTCGAGCTCCACAATACCGAGACAATCAGCTTTATCCCAGTGATTGCTGGTGCCGGCGCGGTCTGGCGCATTATCGCCGGTGTTCTGCTTATTGCTGCCTCTTTCCTTATCCCTGGCGTTGCTTTATTCGGTGTCGCTCTTGCGCCTATTGCTTTTGGTATCGGAGCTTCTCTTGTGCTGGGAGGCGTAGCGCAGTTGCTATCGCCTGTTCCGCAAACAAACATATCTGAAGATAAGGATCCACGTAAGACGTACAGCTTCAGTGGTATCCAAAATACAAGTCGTCAGGGTATACCTGTTCCTGTGATATACGGTGAAACAATCGTAGGTAGCATTACAATTAGTGCGGGCATAAGCACTGATACTGAGGTCAGTGCCCCTAGTTCAACCTTCACGCCTTACCCGCAAAGCGGAGGAGGCAAGCTATGACCCGCATCCAAGGCAGCGGCGGTGGCGGTTGTTTCCTAGGCCACACCCCAATCACAACACCAGATGGAGATCGTTTTATTGATTCTCTTAAAGTAGGTGATATTGTTGTTTCTTTTGACGACCGCGGCAACCTTCACGAGGCAAAAGTTCTTGCTGTACACATCCACAAAAACGAACCCGTAAACCGTTACCACATCTGGGGCGGAACAGCTATTGATGCAACGCCTAATCACTGGGTACTAAATCAGTTCAACGCATTCGTTGAAATCGGAACACTCGGTGCTGATGACTGCCTAGTAGACACAAATCAGCATTTACGTCCCATTGTCCGCGTAGAGCCCCTTACCCCTGGCACGGTATACAATCTCACCGTAGAAGGTTTTCACACATTCATTGCAGCCGGTATTTGTGTCCACAACGCCGGTTTAGGCGCAGGAAGAATTATCGGCGCTGGGGGCGGAGGCGGTAAGGGTAGAGGTGGAACGACTACAGCTACAGACAACATCAGCTCCAGCGCTTACGTTCGTCTAATCGATTTAATCGGCGAGGGCGAAATGGAAGGCTTCCCTTCTGCCCGCGCTTACCTGAAAAATAGTGATGAATACGTAACAGCTAGTAAAAAAGACATTTATCTGAACGGCACACCTATTCTTCGTGCTTCTGCAGATCCCTTGAACGTTACTGATGCTGACTTTAACTTCAGGAACATACTTCTTACAGGTCGTTTCGGAACACAAAATCAAACACCTATTGCAGGATTCAATGCAGTAGAAAACGAAACAAGCGTAGGTATTGTCGTAGAAAAAGCGGCTCCTGTAACTCGCGAAATAACAAACGACCAAATTGATGCAGTACGTGTAACTCTTTCCTGGAGCGCTCTTCAAGAATTTACTGATGCAGGAGACATTATTGGACGGGACGTCAATTACCAAATAGCCGTTGCTTACAGCGGAAGTGCATATGTTACAGCCGTAGATCAAACAGTTACAGGGCGCTCAGGAGATCCGTTCCAGAAAAGTCATGTTGTACCCATAAATGGTGCTTTTCCTATTCAAATACGTGTAATTCGTGTAACAGACGACGCTAACAACACAAAAATTCAAGATACTTTTAGCTGGTACAGCTATACAGAACTAACTTACGCAAATCTTGCGTATCCGAACAGTGCTCTTGTGGCCATACAAGCCAGCGCTGAAGACTTCAATTCAATTCCATCAAGGTCTTATCGTGTTCGCGGCATCAAAATTCGTATCCCATCTAACGCTACAGTCGACGATGACACAGGCCGCCTGATTTACGCAGGAACTTGGGACGGTATTTTTCAAGCCGCCACCTGGTGTAGTGATCCTGTGTGGTGCCTATGGGATTTACTTACGTCGTGCCGTTACGGCTTAGGTCAACATATCCACTCAAGCGACTTAAATAAGTGGGCTTTTTATGAAGCAAGCGTTTACTGCAACGAGCTTGTAAGTGACGGCCGCGGCGGTCAAGAAGCGCGGTTTTCTTGCAACGTAAGTATCCAGAACAGCCAAGAAGCATACAAAGTTATTAACGACATGTGCTCCGTTTTTCGCGCTATGCCGTACTGGGGCGCTGGAACGCTGTTGTTTTCGCAAGATCGACCATCCGATCCCATCTACCTGTTCAATCAAACCAATGTGAGCGAAGAAGGTTTTCAGTACAGCGCTTCAAGCCTACGTGCGCGCCATACGGTTGCTGTCGTCGGCTACCTCGATCTAACGCGCCAAGAGCAGGGTTACGAATCTATCGAGGATCCTGAAGGCATCTCCAGATACGGCGTCATCACAGCCGAGGTACAAGCATTCGCCTGCACTAGCCGCAGCCAAGCCAATCGCCTGGGACGTTGGCTTCTATACGCCGAGCAGCAAGAAACGGAAACAGTTACGTTCAAAGCTCCCCTTGATGGCGGCATTGTGGTTCGACCTGGTCATGTCATTGGCGTTTCTGACCCACTTCGCTCCGGGGTTCGCAGAGGCGGTCGAACCGTAAGTGGCACACTTACCACTGTTGTGGCCGACGACACCACTAACACGGATCTACCGGTCACAGGGAGTCCCTATATCTCTACCGTACTAGTAGACGGAACAATCGAAACTCGAAATGTATCGAGCATAAGCGGACGTACAATCAATGTAAGCTCAGCATTTTCTGCAGTACCTCTTGCAGGGGGCGCGTTTATCTATGCCAACGACGACATGCAGCCCAGCTACTGGCGCGTGCTCAGCGTGCAAGAACAAGACGGTACAGCCTATTCCATAACGGCTATTAGTTACAACTCGTCCAAATACAACTACGTTGAAAGCGGCGCCCCATTAGAAACAGAAATTTTTGCACCTATTGATACGTCGCCGCCAACTGCTCCGGTAAGTATCTCCGCCACATCAGTCATATGACACAAGTCGGTTCCATCCTGCTCAGCTGGCCCCAGGACGCAGCGGCCTTGGCCTACGCCATTCGATACCGACGATCCAGTCCCGGTTACACCAACTGGACTGATGTCCGTGTCCAAGCACCCTCGTTCCGTCTTGACAGCCAGGAAAGCGGGACCTACGAATTTCAAATATCTTCCATCGGTCTATTCGGTGCAACATCCTCACCGACATCGTTCAGCTACACCCTGAACGTAGAAGCAGCACAAAGCACGGCCGCCTACGCCGGCCTGGGAGAAATCACACTTTCCCCGATTAGCCACGATCTCGGTCTGCTCGAATGGTCCGCACCAGCCTTTGATTCGACCGTGTTGCTCAGGCATCAATCCGATGGCTCCGAGCCTGAGTGGGGCAGCTCGACTTCAGTGCTCCCTCCGATTCCAGCTGATCACGGGCATGCGTATGTGCCTTTGCTTGACGGCGCCTACATCGCCAAATTGAGCGGCGGTGTTCTGACCACTTCAGTCCGTTGTACACGTCCTGTTCCTCTGAACCGAACACTGCTCACAGACATTGAAGAGGCTCCGGCCTTTGCGGGCACAAAGATAGGCGTTGAGGTCAATGCCGCTACCGGGGCTCTGCGTCTTACAGCTTCCGCTCTTATCGATGACCTGGGTAAGGGTGAAGATATTGACAGCTTCGGCGCCATCGACACCACTGGCCTTGTCGATACGTATACGAGCTGGGATGACACGAACGTTGTTGATGCCATGCCGCTTATCGACAGCATCGGACCGGCCTGGGACGGCTTGACCTCCATAGACGGTGCTGGCGGTACGTCCACATCTGGTGAATACCTGTTCAACACGGCCTATGACGCGACTTCCGTCACGGACGTTTATGTCCGCAGACGACTGCAGCTTGCAACAACTGCGATCAGCGCACTGTTCGACGACCGCACCTCAGAAATCGATACCTGGACCGATGTTGACGAACTTGCGCCTGGGGACGGCGATGTCGGCGTTTTCGTTCAAACGAGCACCGATAACACCGCCTGGTCCGACTGGCGCCCTGTGGTGAACTCGCTCCACCGAGGCCGTTATTTTCGCTTCAAAGCTGTGCTCAGCACCGCCGATCCATCTCAAAACGTCAACGTCGTGTCTTTAGGTGCAACGCTTGACACCGAGACGCCGTAAACACTGCTTAGACCCCAGCGCCAATTTCACCTACACTGCTTGCATAGCGCAGTACCCAGCCAATGCCTCAGCACGATTACGTCCTCGACAACCAATCGGGCGCCAGCTTCCGCGCTGACCTCAACAACGCACTGCTTGCGATTGCTGGGCTGAACAGCGGTGCCACCGCCCCGAGCACGACCTACGCCTTCATGCTCTGGGCCGACACGGCCAACGACCTGCTCAAGATCCGTAACGCCGCCAACAACGCCTGGGTCACGCTTGGCACGCTCAGCGCCACCAACCTCGGCTTGCTCTCCCTGGCTGGCGGAACGCTGGCCGACGCCGCCAACATCGCCGTCGGTACCAGCACGGGGACCAAAATCGGAACTGCAACGACACAGAAGCTGGGCCTCTGGAACGCCACTCCGGTTGTTCAACCAGCTAGCGCTAACCAGGCAGCCCTAGGTGCCGTGACAACGGTCGGCGCCAACACTGGTACGGCCGGCGCCGGTCTCAGCCTGATTGGCGATACCACTTCAGTAAACCAGGCAGGCGCTCTTATGAACGACCTTGCCGCACTGCGTGAGGACATCGCCGCAGCCTTCACGCTGGTCAATCAACTTCGCAGCGATCTGGTAGCAGTTGGCTTAATCAAAGGCGCCGCGTAACTTCAAATCGCTGCTAGGCTCACTAAGTCCGCCTACATAGGCATCAGGACAGCCACATGGCCAACACGATCAAAATCAAGCGCTCGGCGGTGCCGGGCAAAGTTCCTACAACCAGCGATCTGGCGCTGGGCGAACTTGGGCTGAACACCTGGGAAGGCAAGCTCTACACCAAAAAAGACAACGGCACGGCCAGCATCGTTGAGCTGAGCGGTGGCGGAGGTGGTGGCGGGACAGCAGGGCCGATCCTTGAGCCCGCTTACGTCATCTCCGAAAACGTGACGTTGGGCACCAATCGCCACGGTCTGTCGCTCACCAGCGTGGAGGTGAGTAGCGGCTACAGCGTCACGGTGCCAGCCGGCGCCACCTGGACCATTGCAGCCCTCTAAGCCATGACCTACGGATCCGTCAAAGTCAATTCGATCGTCACCAGCACCAAAACGGTGACGGTGGACAATTTGCTGGATGGCAGTGCTGGCAGCATCACCAGCACGATGATTGCCGACGGCACCATCGTCAATGCCGACGTAAACGCTTCTGCCGCCATCGCTGGCACCAAGATCAGCCCGGACTTCGGCAGCCAGACCATCACGACGACTGGCCTGTTCAGTCATGCGCTGGGCACCGCAGCCGCACCGACTGTCACCTTCACCGGCGACACCAACACCGGCATCTACAGCCCCGGCGCGGACCAAGTAGCCATCTCAACTAATGGCACAGGGCGGTTGTTTGTTCAATCTAATGGAAGGGTCAGAGCGCCAATCGGCTTTGAAATTGGATCAGATCCAAGTTACATCTACCAAAATACTATTGATCAGCTTGTTATCAGAGTGGGCGCTGATGGCCCTTATGCAGAGTTTGCTGATTCTGGCTCAAGTATTCTTCGGTTTGGAAATATCTCTGGGCCGCTTGTTTTTACGGCTAACAACGCCGAGCGAATGCGCCTGGACGCCAGTGGCCGATTAGGTCTGGGGACTAGTAGCCCTGGCAGTTTGCTAGAAATCAGTAGCGCAGCGCCTTCTACCGTTGGCACTACAACCCTGCTTGAGCGAATTAGAAGCAATACAAACAATTCTATATTTTTACAAACAACCTCGCGTAGGCACACCGCTGGTTCTGACTGGACGGGCGTTTCTATGCGCCTGCAACATAATGTTGACAGTACCCTTATGGGGTACATTGAGTTCAACCCATCAGGTACTTCCCAAGGCGTTGCCATTGGGCACAATGATACTTCGCGCTTGGTCGTTGACTCCTCAGGCCGCGTAGGGATTGGCACTACTGCGCCTGACGCGCTGTTAACGGTTAATGGAGTTGGTTCATTTGGTGCTGGCGCTGTCACTACTCCCTCAATTGCAGCAACTGGAGACTTGAATACCGGCTTTTGGTTTCCGGCAGCAGACACCATTGCCGCATCAACGGGCGGCTCCGAACGCGCCCGCATCGACAGCTCCGGCCGCCTGTTAGTTGGCACGTCTTCTAGTACGGCGTATGTATTTATAGAGCCAAACTTCCAAATGGCTGGAAGCAGCTACGCCAATGGGACGATTGGCCTAAGGGTAGAAAATACAAACGCCAATACAGCGCCTGGCATTTTCTTGGCAAGAAGCCGTGGCTCTAGTGCAACAATCGTTGCCGACGGTGATCGAGTTGGTTTTATTAATTTCGCCCCCGCTGACGGCACCGGCTACAGCTCCTCTGCTGCGCGAATTGACTGCAACATAGATGGCACACCTGGGGCTGGTGACACTCCTGGCCGCCTAGTGTTCTCCACTACTGCGGATGGTGCTTCTTCTCCAACGGAGCGGATGAGGATTGCCGCTAACGGCGTTGTCACCATCCAGAACGGTGCCGTTGCAGTCATTGGAACACTGACTGACGCAGCAACCATCACCCCCGATTTAGCAGCAGATTGTAACTTTACGGTCACATTGGGCGGCAACCGTACCATTGCCAACCCCACGAACATCACCGCCGGCCAAAGTGGCAGTATCTTTATTGTGCAAGACGCAACCGGAGGACGGACAGCCTCCTGGGGGTCCTACTGGGACTTCCCCGGTGGCACAGCACCCACGCTGAGCACCGCCGCCAATGCCGTGGACCGGGTGGACTACATCGTCCGCTCCTCCACTTCCATCCACACGGTCTTCACCGCTAACTACTCATGACGACTACTGCTTTTACCTGGAAGGTTGCTCAGCTTGAGCGCGAAACCAGCGACGGTTATGTGTTTACCGTCCACTACACCGTCGACGCCAAAGACGACACCTACTCTGCTGGTGCTTACGGCTCCATCGGCCTGGAGCGCCCTGAGGGCGACATGGTGCCGTTTGCGGACCTCACTGAAGAGATGGTCATCGGCTGGGTCAAGGACAAGTTTGGCGCTGAGAAGGTGGCTGAGATTGAAGACGCCCTGCAGGCCCAGATCGAAGAACAGCACCAGCCCA